TAATTAAAGGTTTTCTTAATGTAATCCTTGCTACATATGTAATAAATAATTTTGCACGTGTGAAAGGGGAAGGAGTGTCTGCAAAGGCACTCTTTTTTTGCGTCTAAATATAAACGTAGAGTATGCTTAATTATGATAGAGGATGTAAGGTTTGAGGACTTTATTGGTATTTTCGATACCAAATACAACACTCAACCAGTAATTGACTATTGGGAATATCAAAAGAAGTGTGGTGCTACGTTTAATCGCAAAGGTATCTTTGGTAAAGAACGTAAAGCAAATCAACGTAAAGATCAGTGTCTTGCTACGGAAGATTTTATATTAGATCATACTTGTGGTTATGAATGGATGAAACAATACAATGATATTGTTGGTGAGTGCTTAGAATTATACGTTGATGAGTATGAAAGTCTACTGCAATATAGATATCAACAAGTATATCTGAATATACAGAAGACTAAACCAGGTGAAGGATATCATGCGTGGCATTCTGAAGATGGTTCTATGGGATGCAACCGTAGAATATGTGCAACTATGATGTACCTTAATGATAATTTTGAGGGTGGTGAAACTGAGTTTCTTTATATTCATAAACGCTATAAACCTAAGAAAGGACAAGTATTAATTTGGCCAGCAGGGTTTACACATACTCATAGGGGATTACCTCCCTTAAATGGTGAAAAATATATTTCTACATCATGGTTGGAAAACATCAACGGATAAAATGGCAAATTGGTATCAGGATCAACTGACTAACAAAAACTTTCTTTCTCCTATAGGATTTTTATTCATACTGGATAGAGCAAAGAAGGTATCATTCTTATGTCAAAAAGCAAGTATACCTGCATTTACGACAGGTAATATTGAAATACCTACAAGAGGTTTTGTGACAATACCAGTTGAGAGTACAGCAACATACGAGGACTTGTCTATTGATTTTATAGTAGATGAGGACTTAAGAAACTATATGGAATTACATAACTGGATGAGAGCACTATCTACACCAGGTGAGTATAAGGATAGATATGATTGGAATACAGAGAATAGTATTAGAGGAACTAAGAATGATCCAAGATACTCTGATGCTACATTGCAAGTATTGAACAATAATAATCTTGCAAACTTTGATGTTGTATTTAAAAATTGTTTTCCTATAAACTTATCATCATTACCATTTGACGTTACGTCATCGGATAATAATTACTTTACAGCAACAGCAACGTTTAGATATACCTTGTATGAGGTACGAGATATAAATTCATCAACACGTAGGTAAACATGTACAATCTTAACATCAAAAAATCTTTCATCGCATTTGTAGAGTGGGATAAGAAACTCATAAAAAAATTTCAAGATAAATATAATTTGTCAGACTATCAAATCAAATGTCTTGCTTTCGCTAAGGGGTTTATAATCGGTGCTATTCTCCTTTGAAAAAACCTTTGGTGAAGGTGTAGATCCTTGGTATAACAAGGCAGAACGATGGGTTAAGAAGAAATTCAAGAACCCTTTCGTCAGGCATCTAGCACTTGGTTTGATAGAGTGGTTGAAAAAAAAGTGGATCTATGCTAAAATAGAAAACACAATGCGATCAGTTGACGCACAAGCTGAACAATTAGTAAAAGAGTGGGACAGAAATGAACCAATTAGAAGACCAAACATCGTGGAGACAGGAGTATTTGGAGATGAAGGCTGGTCTCTCGAAATTTCAAATCCAATTGTTGAAAGAAGGTCCGAAGCAACTAGCACAGGCATGGTTGCTCCAAGCGATGCACAACGACTACGAAAAGATGAAGGGCATCAGACCCAAAAAAGAGAAAGCAGTCAACTGCCAAAGCAGTCTCCAAGAGTTCTTCAAACAAACGAAGGATCAAGGAGTATAATACCCGACCCTTGGTTAGATTATGAATCTGGAACAGATACAGGAGATGTGGAAAAAGGATTCAGTAATTGATAACGATCTTTACTGCGAAGAATCCACAAAGATACCACAACTCCATATGAGATATATGGAATTATATACGACGTTCGGTCTGATGAAGAAAGAGCGTGAGATTGAAATGAAAAGACTTATTAAAGAGAAATGGTTATATTACAAAGGTAAGGCACCTTCATCTGTATATAAAGAGATGCCATTTGATCTCAAACTTACTACTAAAGAAGAGATCAATATGTTTATAGAGGGTGATGATGATGTAAGAAAGTTGCAATATAAAATAGAATATGTAGATCAATGTCTTAATTACCTAGATGGTGTATTGAGACAAATTAATAATAGAAATTTTCAAATCAAAAATGCTATTGATTGGACTAAATTTCAAAACGGATTATGAAGTACGGATGTTCTTATAGAGTCATTGAATTGAATGACAGTGCGATGACTAAGATTCAACGCACACTTGATAGTGAAGATTTAGTTTGGAAAGATAGTCTTACACATAATTCAAGTTTAGCAAGGAGTTCATTAGATAGAATATCTAAACAAGCATGGGTTAGAGATCATAGATTTTGTGAGATTTTCATGGACATAGCAATAGTCATGAATGAACAAAACTTATGGAACTTAGCTCTACAGGGAGTTGAACCGATACAATATGGTATATATCCCGAAGGTGGTAAGTATGATTGGCACGTAGATCAGCATCCTAAACCAATATATTGGGCGAATGATAGTGGATCTGATCAAGGTGTAGTAAGAAAAATAAGTATGACTCTTTTCATGAATGATCCTGATGAGTACGAAGGAGGGGAGTTTGATTTGGAGATATATAAACCAGAGACTGATTGTAGATACGAAACGTTTAAGTTGAAGAAAGGTTCAGCAATCTTTTTTCAATCGGATCAGTGGCATAGGGTTAGACCTGTCACATCTGGGATCAGAAAATCAATTGTAGCATGGTTTTATGGACCTCCTTATAAGTAAGAAGAATGAAGTCTATTTGAAGATTGAGGCACAACCTCATATAAACTATGAACTTGCTGACTTTTTTACTTTTGAGGTAGAGTCCGCAAAGTATATGCAGAAGACAAGAAGATATAAAGGATGGGATGGAAAGATAAGATTATACTCACCTGCTAATGGTGAGATCTATTGTGGTCTAGTAGATTATCTTACAGACTGGGCAGAGCAGAAAGGATATAACTACGTTTTGGAAGGAGATGATTACTATGGACATCCCCAAGAAAAGAATGAATTAATTACTCCCGAAGGTGTTGTTGGATTTGTGAAGTCATTGGGTCTGTCTGTATCCGTTCGCGATTACCAATATCAAGCAATATACGAATGCCTGAAATACAACAGACGACTCCTATTGTCGCCAACTGCAAGCGGGAAATCCTTGATGATCTATTCATTAGTTCGGTATCATGTAAATGCTAAAAGGAATGTGTTAATCGTTGTACCCACAACATCTCTTGTGGAACAAATGTATAAAGATTTTAAAGAATATGGTTGGAATGTGGGTCATCATTGCCATAAACTTTATGCAGGAGCAGAGAAATATACGAATCATGATGTAGTGATTTCCACATGGCAATCAATATACAAAGAACCAAAGAAATGGTTTGATAAATTTGACTGTGTGATAGGTGACGAAGCACATCTATTCAAAGCAAAGTCTTTAACATCACTCATGGGTAAACTCCACGATTGTAAATATCGTATTGGTTTTACTGGTACACTAGATGGTGCTAACGTCAACCAATTAGTATTAGAGGGAGTTTTCGGTAAATGTTCAAAGGTCACTAAGACTTCTCAACTGATGAAGAAAGGATATCTTTCTAAATTAAAAGTAAAAATTATATTGATAAAACATTCAGATAAAATATTTGAAGGGTATCAAGATGAAATGGATTACCTAGTTGAGCATGAACCACGAAATAAATTTATTAAAAATCTAGCAAAAAATTTAAAAGGAAACACATTAATACTATTTAACTACGTAGAAAGACATGGGTTGCCTTTGTTTAATATGATAAATAGTGATACAGACAAACCTGTGTATTTTGTACATGGAGGGGTGGACACGGAAGACAGAGAAGAAATTCGATGGTTGACCGAGAGAGCAGATAATTCTATTATCGTTGCATCCTATGGTACATTCAGTACAGGTATTAACATTCGTAATCTACATAATGTTATTTTTGCTTCTCCTTCTAAATCTCGCATACGTAATTTACAAAGCATTGGACGAGTACTTAGGAAAGGAGATAATAAATCCAAAGCAACTCTATATGATATTGCTGATGACATATCCACTGACAAGGGAAACAATTATACATTGAATCATTTGTTAGAGAGAGTCAAAATTTATAATGAAGAAAAATTTGATTATGAAATCATAGATGTCAAACTCAAGGATGATTAGTTACGCAAAACATGAAGAAGAATTTCACGGAGTTATCAAACTCGTAAGTGGAGAGGAGATACTTGGTAAAGCTGTTCTCACAGACGACCACGGTGAAAGTTTATGTTTTATACAAAATCCTGTTGCTGTTCAAATGATTGAAAGAGATTTAGAAGGTAATAGATTGGGGAGAGGTATTGGATTTTCTAAGTGGATGCAATTATCTGATGAAGATTTTTATGTAATTAGAGAGAAAGATATCTTAACAATATCTGCTATGTCTAAAGAGTGTATATTCATGTATGAGTCTTATCTCAAGGGCGAGACCACAGATTCGAGAAATGAAAAAATGGAACAGGAACCCAGTAAACATCTGGGATATTTAGGTTCTATTGATCAAGCAAGAAGACTATTTGAAAAAATTTATATAAACCCTAGTAAAGAATAATATATATTCAGAAACCTCTACACGGTTTAGTGTACAGCAAATTGACAAGTTTGTCAAGTCCTGCTATAATAAAGTATCCAAGAGGAGAAATATGGCTGCACGAGCGAGCACCAAGAAGAAGCAACACTATGTTGATAACAAAAAATTTCTTGAGGCTATTATAAAGTACAAAGAAAAAGTTGATATCGCTAAAGTGAAGGGTCTTCCCAAACCTCGCGTCAACAATTATATTGGTGGATGTTTTCTAAAGATAGCAACACACTTATCATATAGACCAAACTTTATTAATTACATGTATAAAGATGATATGGTTTGTGATGGTATAGAAAATTGTATACAATACATTGATAATTTTGATCCTACTAAATCTAGAAATCCATTTGCATATTTTACTCAGATAGTGTATTATGCATTTCTAAGACGTATAGCAAAGGAGAAACGTCAGATGGATATTAAAGATAAGATTCTAGAGAAATCTGGATACGATCATGTCTTTAGTGTTGACGGAGACGCAAGTGCAGACTATAATCAAATTAAGAACAGAGTGGAGATGAATCAAAAGCGATGAAAATATTGCTGATAACTGATCAACACTTTGGTGTTCGTAATGATAACAAACACTTTATCAATCACTACAAAAAGTTTTATGGTAAAGTGGTTATACCTTATATCAAAGCAAATAATATTAAACAAGTTTTTTGCTTAGGTGATACATTCGATAAACGCAAGTCTATTAATTTTAATTCATTAGATGAGTGTAGAGAAATGTGGTTCGATCCTTTGAGAGAACTGGGTGTTAAAATGGATATGCTAGTTGGCAACCATGACATCTATTACAAGAATACACTAAGAGTAAATGCACCAGATGAACTTCTGGGTGAGTATCATAACATTCATGTAATTACAGAACCAACTAACATTACATATGATGGTTTAGATATTTTATGTTTACCTTGGATATGTGATGACAATGTTGAGCAATCTTTCAGAGCAATTAAAGAAAGTAAAAGCACAGTATGTATGGGTCATCTAGAACTCAATGGTTTTGAAGCACATCCTGGTCATGTCATGGAACGTGGCATGGATCCTATGGTGTTCAAGAAATTTAAAAAGGTATTTACAGGACACTATCATTCTAAATCTCATAAACATAACATTTATTACCTTGGAAATCCCTACCAACTTTACTGGAATGACTTCGGATGTAAAAGAGGCTTCCATGTTTTTGATACGTCTACTCTTAAGACTACTCATTATAGGAATCCCTTTGACGTTTTTGTTAAATTGTATTATAATAATGGAGTTAGTCTCCCAAGCGAAACAGAAGTAGAAGGAACTTTTGTAAAATTAATCGTAGAAGAAAAAGGTGACTATGCTAAGTTTGACTATACAGTTAAACGTCTACAAGATATGGCGATTGCCGATCTTAAAATTGTAGAAGATCTCGGTGTAGGACTAGAAAATGATGATTCTTTGTTAGAGACAGAGGACACATTGACTTTGCTCGATGCATACATAGATGAAATAGATCTAAAGGTAAGTAAAGAGAATGTCAAAAGTGTGATGAGATCTCTTTACATGGAGGCATCTGCAATCTAATGTTCGTATTAACCGATAAAAAATCTGGCGGTATTTATTCTGTTCTTAATAAAGAGAATCAGAAAACTGTGCAGTGTTTTGAAGAGGAAGATGATTGTATTAGATACCATGATATGCTCTTAGCAAATGGCACAGAGCATGAATTAAATGTCATGGAAGTAGATGATGAATTAATCTCTATAAACTGTGGAAGTCATGGATATCGTTATATGGTAATAACATCAGAAGACCTCGTTGTACCTCCCCCTAAGACTATTAAAAAGTGATTACATTTGAAACGATTGCGTGGAAGAACTTTCTTTCTACTGGCGATCAATGGACTGACATCCAATTAGACGATGCAGGTGCGACACTTATTGTCGGATCTAATGGTGCAGGTAAATCTACAATGCTAGATGCTTTGTGTTTTGCTTTGTTTAACAAACCATTTAGAAAGATAAGTAAGAGTCAATTAGTAAATAGTATTAACGAAAAGGGAACCAAGGTACAGGTAACGTTTAGCATCGGGAGGGATGAGTATCGTGTATTCAGAGCAATCAAACCAAATATTTTCGAGCTTTACAAAAACAATAAGTTGGTTGATCAGGACGCTGCGACTAAGGATACCCAGAAATATCTCGAACAAAGTATTCTCAAACTCAACTTCAAATCTTTCACACAAGTCGTCATCTTGGGTTCATCCACATTTGTCCCCTTCATGCAACTTACCGCACCTAACCGCAGAGAAGTTAT